AAAATGAAATATTCAGAAAACAGAATAAGAAAAGTAATAAGAAAAATATTACTTGAAAGTTATGGTAATAAATCAAAAAATCTATTATCAGAAATTAAACTAAGAAAATTTAAAGCTGACTTAGTTGGAAGTAAAATTTCAAATGAGTATTATGAAGAACATATTTTTAATTCTAGAAAAAATAAAATTAGAAAACCTTTTGATGACTCTGATTATTTGCAAGTTCTTTATAATTCAATTAGTGATGAACAAGGGCATGGTATAGAAGACTTTCTTGACTTTTTCGATTATTTTACAAATTACATGAAAATGCAAGAAAGAGATCCAAATAGTTTAGAAGTTGATTTAGGAGCAGGAGAAAAAGTTTCTTTAGTTGGAAAACTTAATAGAGGAGATGTTAGCGCGACGCTTGACGATCTAATAAGATTTAATCAAGCTAGAATTACAATCGGGAAAGGGAATAAATTTGATACTATAGAGCTACATCAGAACGTATTAAATATAGGAGGTAAACATTTTGATGTAGTCTCAGAAGATGGCGGTTGGATTATTTGTTATCCAAAAACAATTACTGGATCAAAAGCTTTAGCTAGATCTTTTTGGAATGGAAGCAAGTTAGAGATAGATGAAACCTTTAAATCATCTTCAGGGAGAGGAGAAAAAATTGGAAGAATGCCATGGTGCACTAATGTTGATGGAGATTCAAATAGATTTATAAGTTATCATAGAAAAGCTAATTTGCATTTGTATTACTGCATTAAAAAGAAGAAAGAAAGTCAAGAAGACCCAGATAGAAAACTATGTATCGGGTTTATGAAACAAAAAGGTAAAGCTTCTTTAATATCAAAGTCAGAAAAAGAAAGCTTATCTAATCTTGGCGCAACTGTTGATAGTAATAACAAAATACTTGAAGAACAAGAAGTATACAATTATCTAGGCGAAGAAATAGTAAACAAACTTTTTGAAGATGCTTCAAATGAAGTTAGAGAAGAAATAGATATTAAAAAATATTATTCTAGCATATCTTTTAAAGTTTACAAGCAAGAAAGAATAACAAATAACGAAATAATAGAAGACTTTGTTCAAGAATTTAAAAACATAGTAAAGTATTCTTTCGAAGCAGACAAAATTATTTTATTTTCTTCAAAAGATGAAAATACAAGAATTAATCAGCATTGTTTTAATATATTTTATAATACATTAAGAGCATATTCTTCTTCTTCAGAAAAGACTATACCTAGTCAATTCTTTGAGTCTAAAATACCCGCTGAAAGGATTGTTGCTTTAAAAAATTCTTTAATTGAAGTTTATTTAAAAGAAAATAATACTAAAAGATTACATATAATAGCAAAATTAACAGATAGACAAGATTTGATAGAAAGATTTGCAAATAGTGAAAACGATAATATAAGATCTGCAGTATCTGCAAATAATAATATTACAGAAGATTTAATTAATTTACTCTTACAAGATGATTCTTTAGAAGTTAAATGTAGTTTAATAGATAATTTCAAAGTTGACATAGAAACTAAGAACAAATTTATAGAAGAAGATCTTAGAATGATTGAGCATAGTGAAAAAGTTAGAGATTTTATATTAAACAGCCCAATGTCTTCAGAGAATTTAATTACAAAATTATTTTACATAAATGAGAAAAATAAATTATTTACACTTCTTTTTTATTTTAAGCTAGCATGCAATCCAAATACACCATTAGAAATACTTAAAAAAGTTCTAAATATTTCTTTTGAAAAAAATGATGAAAGAACTATAAGCAGAATATTATTACATCCAAAATTAGACGAAGAAACAATAATAGAAAACATAGAAAACATTTCAGATTATCAAGATTTACTTTACACACTTGTTAAATCTCCAAGCTGTAGTTTAAAAGTATTAGAAAAAATATATAAAGAAGAAATAATGAATTTACAACATTCAGGAAGAGTAAATAATGAAGCTTATATGATGATAAAATATATGATGGATAGTCCAAATATTTCACCTGAATTGTTAGGTAAATCTTTAGATACTCTAGGATTAGGAGGTTATAATATTCAAGCTTCACTAAATAGACTGACAAAAGTTGCTATAAATAAATTGTTTGAATTAGACGAATGGAAATGGAAGCTTAAAAACAAATATTCTATGTCTTATAGAGTTTTAGACAAAGAAAAGAGAGCAGCTTATGAAAAAACAGAAGAAAGTTTACCTAGAAAATGATATTTATTTTATATAGAAAAAGAGGATATAATGAAAATAACAGAAAGTAGTTTAAGACAACTAATTAGAACAATTTTATTAAGTGAAAATGATAGATTAGTAAAAAAACAAACAGCTAATGTAAAAAATGCAATTGAAGTTCTTAGCAATAGTCTTGAGAATCAAAAAGATGAAGCATTATCTAACGCTGTTGAAGATGGTATTGATAGTGAAGAAGAACAGTAAAGTTAAACTATTTTTTCTGCCTTTGAGTTAGTATTTCAATAGTTTTGTAGATGTTATTTTTTTCATCTTCAGAGAAAGTATTTCTTTCTATAGAAACTGTGATAGTTTTTATTAGAACGTTAATACAAATAAGTTCTTTTTTTGTTATTTCGTATTTCATAGTAATATTATATTGATATTTTGTTATTTTTATAAAAATAACTAATATATATTAAAAGACAGTAGGAGAAAGTAATGAATAGAAAAGAATTTAAGCTTTTAATGGAAAGTTGGAGATCTGATTTTGTGCATGAAAGTCTTGAAGAAATTCATGAAGAAAATAACTTAGAAGAAATAGAAGAAATAGAAGAAAATAGTATAGATGAAGAGCTAGGTGGCTATCATATAGCTGAACCTTTTGATATAAATTAATAATAATAGAAAGCAATTATTTATGAAAAACAAAGAATTTAAACTTTTACTTGAAAGTTGGAAAAGTAATTTTATAGTTGAAGCTTATGACGAAGATGATCACGATGATTTAAACAATTCAAGGAGATTTGATTCTGGAGAAGTTGATAACAAAAATTCTAGTGAATCTTATGAAGATTTTAAAAAACACAGCGAAGAGTATGAAAATCATAATGTTAGTAAAGAAGAAGAAATAGAAAAGTTTGCTAGAATGTTTGACATTGAAGTAGAAAGTCTTAGAGACTTCTTGACAAGCCAAGCATTTATGGGTGGAGTAGAAGAGTTAGAATCTGGCGAAGTTTTAAATCCAGAATCTGGTGAAATTTTTGGAGACGATGAAGAAATTCATTGAAAAAACATGGAATTTTTAAAATCATCAGCTAATGGAAAAACTATTTATTACTTGAATCTAGTTACAGTAAAATATTAGACATATTAAAAAAGCTATAAGATTTGATTCTGCTTAATTTCCACTTAAACCATAGTTAGGTAAAGCTCTAGCACTTGGATCCATAACATCACAATTATCCCAATTTTTATTTGGCATCCAATAACTTTTAATTAACTTATCATGACCTAAATAATATTTGTCAAATATTTCTCTATATAACAATGATTCTTTAGAGTATGGTATTGATTCTTTATTTGAAGCAGATTTAGAATATTTTTTTATTTTGTTAGTATATTCATTTTCATTATAACATGATTCTGCGTATTCTTTTAGATAATCTACCATGCTATGACCTACAGCGTCGCTAAATGCAGCTTTTTCTCTGAAAAGTATACTTTGAGGTATAATATTTTCATTCTCAAAAGATTTTCTTAAAATATACTTTCCTATGCCTGTTTTATTCATTTTAAGTTCAGGATTTATTGACATAACATATTCAACAAATTTTTTATCACTGAAAGGCACTCTAGCTTCTAATCCATGCATACTAATGCACCTATCGGCACGTAAAACATCATAAATATATAGTTCACTTACTCTTTTAATAGCTTCTTCTTGAAATGAATTACTATCAGGTGCATAATCTGTATATTTATATCCAAATAACTCATCACTTACTTCGCCAGTCATTACAGACTTTACGTTAGTATTTTTTTTAATGTATCTGCATAACAAAGACATTCCTATTGATGCTCTTATTGTGGTAACGTCCCAAGTTTCTAGGTGATAAATTAATTCTTCTAAATGATCTATTACTTCTTCTTTGGTAAATAATACTTCGTGATGTTCTGAGTTTATGTGTTTTGCTACTATTTTTGCATATTTGGTATCTATAGGGTCTTTATTTATTCCTACAGAAAATGTTTTTATTTTTTTATTTAAATGTTTAGCAGCAATTCCACAAACCAAGCTAGAATCAAGTCCTCCGCTTAGTAAAAAACCAATTTCAGCATCAGAGTCAAGTCTTTTTATGACAGCTTCTTTTAAATATTTGTTTATTTTACTGTAGTCATTTAAATACCCGTCAGTATTCCAAACAAGATTAAAAGGAATAAATTTTTCTTTAAAGTAATAGTGCCCAGGAGGAAAAGGCTTTACTTTTTCGCACAGATTAATTAAACTTTTTGCTTCTGAAGCAAAACAAATATGATTAAGCTCACTATACCCATAAAATAAAGGTCTTATCCCTAATTCATCTCTAGCAGCAATTAAATTATTGTTTTTATTGTCAAATAATACAAAAGCAAATTCACCGTCTAGTTTATTAATAAAGTCAAAGTTATCTTTATTTTTAATATTAAAATCGTTGTATAAATCTAAAATAACTTCACAATCTGAATTTGATATGTAATCATAACTGCTATACGCTAAATCTGCTTTTATTTTTTTATGATTAAATATTTCTCCATTGCAAATTAAAATAACTTTGTTTTTTTTATCAAAAAAAGGCTGATCGCCATTTTCAGTTAAGTCATTTATCATAAGTCTATGAAAAGAAAAAAATCTATTATCATGAACAATATAGTTAGAGTTATCTGGACCTCTGTGTTTTATTAGGTTAGCAGCGTTATATAAAGAGTCTGTATTATTAAATACAGCATAATCAGAGTAAAAAATACCACACATATTTTCCCTTTCATATTAGTAGTTAATTTATATTTTACTCGCTATTTATAATTTTTAATAATTTTTTTTTATTTTTTTTTATTTCTTCTAGTCTAGTTGAAAGACTAACGAAGTTGACTTCTTTAATAGTTGAATGTATAGTACCTACTATTTTATTATTTGTATTATATACAGGAGAACCAGAAGATCCAGGTTTAGAGAATATAGTAAAAATTGAAGATTTTTGTTCGTCAAAGTAAAATCCGCTATTGAAGCCAGAAAATATTATTGAACCGTTGCTAGAATATATACCATTAGGCGCAGATATAGTATAAAATTGTTCACCCATTTTAGGATCATCGTCAGCTAATTTACTTACTCTACCTACATTTTTATTTATATTAAAAATACAAAAATCGTTCATTTTATCTTTAACTAAAACTTTTTCAACTATTTCTTCTCTATTGCCTAACTTTATTGTAGTGTATACATCAATATTAAAATAAATCCTGTATTTACTTAAATCGTAAATAAGACTATCTAAATTTTCTTCTATTAAATCAATAGTTTTCTTTTCTTCAATTTTACTTTCTATTATTTCACATACATGCATTGAAGTTGCAAAATATGTTTTATTGTTTTTTTTATGTATAATCCAAGAAGAAGCTTTTGTTATTGCATTAAAATAAAAAAACATGTTTAAATTTTCTATTTTAGATAAAATGTCAAAAGGTACTGTACTGCAATTTTTGCATTTTAAAGTAATAAGTGCTTGTTTTGTTATTAATGCAAAACTTTCATTATTTTTTCTTATTTCTTTTGGATCAAAAAACCCAGACAATATAAAAAGTAGCATTAATAAAAAATAATTATAAAATTTCATGTAAATACCTCCTGTTTATAATTATAATATAAAATAAACAAGGTTAAAACTATGAAAAATGATCATTTATACATGATACAGTCTGATAAAAGTGGAATGATTAAAATAGGAAGATCAATAGACCCAGAAAAAAGATTAAAAAACCTACAAACTGGAAATCCAAATAGATTAAAACTTATAGCTATTTTTGAAAATCAAGGGTATAGAGAGAAATTGCTGCATGATGAGCTAGTAAAGTTTAGAAAAAAAGGCGAATGGTTTACTTATGAATGTGTAGGAAGCATTCCAATAGATATATATGATAATATACCGTTTGGAATGTTTGATGATTGGTGGAAAAATGAAAAATAAAGAATTTAAAGCTATTTTAAAAGAATGGAATAGTTTTCTTCTTGAAGAAAAAGAAAATAACAGCAATTTAAAGTATGATGGCAAAAATATAGAGACTTTAGGCGAATTAAAAGATTTGTTAAGAAAAATAAGCAAAAAAGAAAAAATAGATAAAGGTGTTAAAGTAGTTAAAGATTTAGCAGACGTAGGAATTAATTTAATACAAGATTTACCGACAGGAATAAGCACAGGTAAAGCTATTATAGGTCTTGCTTATTCTTTATCTAGATTAAACGATGCAAAATCAGAAAAATTAGACAATTTAAAAGGATTTGATTATAATAAAGAACTTCAAGATGTAATTAAAGATGAAGTGCTAATGAAACTTTTAAAAACTTTTGCAGATGATTTAAAAGATGAGTATACAGATGATACAAGACTAGAAGAAATAAATATAAACTATTATGTATCAAAAAGAGTTTTTAATAAAATAAAAGGTCATTTAAAAGACAAATATGATATTACTTACAAAAAGAAAGAAAAAAAATGAAAGATTTTTTTTTAAAAAAAATAAGAAAAAAAGGCGGGTTTAAATGTCATCATGCTCATTTTGACAAAGCTTATTTAATGAATCATGAAAGATTTTTAAATTGTCAATCTTCTTTACAAGAAAAGTGGTTTTTATATAGGCATTTAAAAGAAAATTATACTCATAAAGATTTAATAAATAGGATGACTAAGTGTGTAGATAATTTATTAAATCAAGGAACAACTTATATAAAAACTTTTGTAGATGCTGATAGCATTGTAGGTCAAAAGTGTATTGATTCTGCAGTAGAATTAAAAAACAAATATTCAGACAAAGTCAAAATTGATTTGGCAATACAGCCACTTGAAGGTTTAGAAAACTTAGAGTCAAGAAAAAACTTTGTTGAAGCTTGCAAAAAAGCTGATGTTATTGGTGGCTTACCAGATAGAGATTCTTCTCCTCAAGAACATATTGATATTTTATTTGATTTAGCTAAATCATTAAACAAGGAAGTAGATATTCATGTTGGTCAAAATAATAGACCAGACGAAAAAGAAACAGAATTAGTACTAGATAAAATAGAAGAGCATGATTTAAAACAAAAAGTTAATTTAGTTCATTGTATATCTCTTGCTTCACAACAAGAAAGTTACATAAGGAAACAATCAAAAAGAATGGTTAAAAACAACGTTTCAATAATAGTATGCCCAAGTGCAGCAATATCAATGAATCAAGATAGAAGATATAATTCACCTATACATAATTCTATTGCTCCAGTTGAAATATTGTTAAGTGAAGGTGTAGATGTCAAATTAGGCATTGATAATATAGAAGACTTATTTATGCCACTAGTTGATGGAGATCTTTGGTTTGAGACTAGACTTCTGATGGAATCAACAAGAATTTATGATTATAAGAAAATCATAGAAATTGTTACTTCTTTGTAATCTATTTGATGCAGATTTTATGTTTTAACATTTTATGTATGTATAATTATGTTTTTATAAAAGTTTAACTATACACATAATCTATTAACTCTTCTCTAGGATCTTCGCTATTTATAATTGAACGAGAAACGCTGTATATTACTTTATCTTTGTTTGCATTGCTTAATTTACCACCTTGGAATCCTATTCCTGATGAAAGTATTAAAGAATCTTTGCAATTCTTAATAGCATCTTCAATATAACCCTTTTTATTACTAGACATTATAATATCAAATTTTAAATTATTAACAATTTCATAAACTAGCTTGTAAGTTTTATTTTGTATTAATTCTGAGTTTATGTTTGTTGTTCTACATAAAACAAAATTCATTTTGTTTTTATATATAGAAAAAGGTTTTAAACTTTCTTTGCCTAAGTAAGGATTAAGTGTAACGCCATCTGCATTTAGATAATCATAAACATATTCAGCATACTTGACATTAGCATGAGTAACATCACCTAGTTTGCCATCATAAATAAATTTGCAATCATTTAACTTGATATAGTCACATACAGATTTTATTTTTCTTCTGTCGTTTAAAAAAAAAGCAGGATTTATCTTATAAAAAAAAGCTAAGTCTTTAGTTTCATCAATAATATTAAAATATTTTTGTAATTTTTCATTATAATCTAAGTCTAATCCTAAACTTATTTTAAAAGTCATACTTTAAAGATCCTGTTGTTTTTATTTCATTTTTAATAACACCTTCTGGCGTATCAGAATCATATCTATAAGAAAAAGTAAAGTTAAATGAAAGTATTCTATTAATCTTAATCTCATTAACAATTTCAGATAAGACTCTAAAGTCTGAAGGCTTTATTATTCTTGGCTGCAAATAAACTACTGCAAACGTATTAAATTTATCTGTTTTATTCATTAAGCTAAAGTAATTAGTAGATCTTATAACAACGTTGTGATTTACACTTTTTATCTTTTCATGATCAGCCATCATTCCAAAACTAAATGCGAGTCTAAATTTTTTGTTTTTATCTGACTCAAATCTTGCACCGCAACCAAATAATTGTCTTATTTGAAGAAGCTCGAAGTCATCTTTTTGTATTTGATAAAAAACTTCTCCTGAGTATGGTTCTTTTTTAGATATAGGATAAGCATTCAATCTTAAATGTGCAAATATTTCTTTTTTAAAATTTTTGCCATCTTGTTGCCCTATTCCATATTTACCTAAAAAAAGTATCTTTTCTCTATGCTTTCTAATATGATAATCTATCCTTGCTAAAGCGTTTATCTCAAGTATATCTACATTAGATTTTTGAAAATTTAAGCCACCTATTAAAAACCCAGAAAAATCATCTTTTTTTTCATTTCTCATAGATTCAATATTAACTTGAGAAAAGCAAATATTAATTTGCATTAAAACAAATAAAAATAAATTAAATTTCATATTTTTCCTATATTAATTCTTTATATACAGCTAATAATGTATTTTCTTTTATGAGTCCAGAAGGCAAATTAAAATGTTTTATATAGAAATTTATAGCTTCGTTAATATTATTAATATGAGCATCTTTTCTATCTTTAGACAAAGAACTATCTTTTACTCTTTTTCTTACTTTTTTAAATAAAGATATTATATTTCTAATTGACTCTTTTTCTTCTTTTTGAGATAAAAGTTTATTTGTTTTGCTATAAGCAACAATAGCTTTTTTTAAATTTCCAAATCCTATGTAACTAGTTTTTTTACCTTTTTTTATTTTTCTTTTTTTAAAAGAATACATTCCTGCGTTAAAATAAATATCATATATTAAAGTTTTAATAGAAACATCAAAATCATTGAATTCGTTACCAAATTCTTCTATAGATCTAGGGCCAAATTTTTCTATTTCTTTTTTTAATCCTAATTTTGCATCTTCATGAGTAATATTTCCGTATTTATTAAAGTCAGATATTATATTTTTAAGTCTTCTAATTGTATCTAGCTCTTTTTTTATAGTTAACTTATAAGCAGCAATTTCTTTTTCTTTTCCTTTTTTGCTTTTACGCTTACCTTTTATATAGTCTATATTTTTTTTGTGTCTTGCTTCTATTTTTTCTATTCTTTTGTTTAACTTTAAAGCTTCTTTTGACTTAGAAGACTTATATTTTTCTTTATTAGCTTTAAATCTTTTCAAAGCTACCTCTTCACTCAACCCAATTCTTTTATAAAAATCTAAATGCCAGTTATCAGGAAGATCTTTTATTTTTGTTTTAAACAAAAAAGAGTTTCCTATACCTACAGTTATCTGGTTTTTGTCTTGATAAGGAACTAGTTTGACGCCTTCTACTTTCTCTATATGTCTATAAAACTTATTTAAGTCAAAATTTTTTCTTTTTTCAATTAACTTTACTTTTATTTGTTTTTTTGCTTTTTCTGATTCTAGCTCCAATTGTTTTTTAACAGCTTGAAATTTATCTTCATCTGAAGTAGTTATTTTATATTGCTTTATAACTTTAGACGTTATGACGGGATCATTTTTTACTAGCTCAACTACAGAAGGTTGAGAAGGCTGAGAAATATTTTCATCTAATGCTGAAATGTATGCTATTAAAGGAAAAGTAGAAATACCAAACAATGTCATTAAAATATAATATTTAATCTTAGGATTCTTTTTTACTACTTCACTTTTAATTTTCTTAACGTCTTCTCTAGAAAGACTCTGAAAAAGCTGAGTTGGTATGTTTTTTTGGTCGATTTCTTTTCCCGGGATAAGAGCTTCATGTTCTTTCGGGTTACTTTCATTTATAAAAATATCTATATAATCGCTTAATTTATATTTTGACATTATAAGTCCTCTTCTCTATTTATTTTAGGTAACCAGTCTTCTACTTCTTTGTGCAGAATTACTTGATCTTGTGTTTTAGTTATAATTGGATTTTCATTCTTGAACATAGATAATTTATCTATTACTGCATTTTGTAATTCAAATATTTGTTCTCTTAACAGCTGCATTTGTATTTGAGCATCTCTTAATCTTGCAATAAGTGCAGATCTATCAGCGTTTGCTGAAGATAGTTTGTCTTTTAATTCTTCTACTTCAGAAGGGTCTCTACCACTTGCAATAGCTAACATTGAAGAAACAGCTCCTGTAATCATGCCTATAAGACCAACTAAAACATCTCTATTTTCATCAACTATTTTGACAAAAGATAGAAATATAATTAAAGAAACAACAAGCAGCATAAAAAAAACAGAAAACCACCATCCTCTTTTAGCCTTTTCAGTTTGAGTAAATTGTCTATTTGTTTTTTTATCTTTCATTAATAATACCTCTTGACTTAAGTATGTTTTATAATTTGCATGTAAAAAATATTATATATTAAAAATAATGCTTTACTATAAACTTTGTAATCTTTTCTATTTTTTTACTTAAATAACTTGTAAAATCTGTAATATAATCTGCCCACCAAAAATATTCTTGCATTTCGCTGTTTCTTCTAACATCTTTATCAAAAATAACAGGCCAAAATATATATAAAAACAATAATAAGCAAACAAACGCTCCTCTCCACATAAACCACTCTACCCATTCATATATCTTTCTATCTCTAGCCCTACTTCTTATTTTTTTTGCGCCTCCAATTCTTTTAACTTTTCCGCCGCTAGGAGGAGGTTGCAAAAATTCAATTGAATTTCCTATAGCATATATTTCTTGAGGTTTTGAAACACCTTTAAATTTGTACAACCCTACAAGAGCAGTTCTAGTTTTTTTAGAAATATAACTCTGCGCATTTAACATTGATTTAAATTTAATAAAAGCATCTTTAGTTAATAGCACTTGCTTTTCTTGACATATTGACATGCACCTAGCAGCTGTAGCTTTTCCAATTCCTTCTAGTTCGACGCTTTTAGCTCCTGCTGAAGTGTATTTGTCTTCTTGACGTATTTCAATAATACTAGTCCAATGTATTCCAATTCTGCTATTAAAAGGTGTTTTGTTAGGTATAGTTTCTTGATACTTTATAGCAAACTGAATAGCGTCTCCTAGATTATAAAAAGACAACATGAACCCGTCAGATCTGTCTATTTCTCTTCCGTTATGCTTATATATTAAAGATCTAGCTAGCTTGTCATGTACTTGAAACCACGCAGCTGAAGTTTGTGCTCCATTTTTTTGAACAAACTTTGTTGAATTAATAATGTCTAAAAATACTATAGCAAGAGTAACTTCAAACATATTTTCAGGCATCTGGTTTGTTTCTGTTTTTATTGCTTTATTTGTCATCCTTTATACACTCACAATTTTCTTTGAAGTCTAAACAGACATCACATATACAATATGGCCATAAACACTCGTTAACATTTTTTTTACAATTGCAAAAGCTGTAATTTTCAATATTTTCAAAAAGAATATCTTCATCCTTTTTAAAATAATTATTTGGTTTTGGTATGTATTTTTTTATAGACACAAAGATCTCCTTTCGTTTAGATTTGTTTATTATAATTATCTAATAATAAAACAAAAGGATTGATAAAAATGTCTAATTTAAATAAGCTGCCGCTTAAGTCAAAAAAATTCTTAGCGTATTTAATTGCTGATTTTGGATGGAAAATTTTAATTGGTTACGTAGTCTGGCAAGAAGAGTCTAAAAAAGAAATAGGATATACTACTTTTTTAATTCTACTCGCTATGATTGTAACAGCAGGATTTATTCAAATAGGTTATATTCTAGGTCAAGCAATGCTTGACAAATACGCAGCATCAATTGTAGAAATATTTGATAACGACGACGATGATAAAAAAAAATTATAAAGAGCTGATCAAATGAATCCAGCCTGGAAGATAGTTGTAACCATCTGATGTGAATACTGCTGCTTCAAAAGCAGACTTATCATATGAAGTTACACCGCCTAAATCATTTGTACTACTATATCCACATTTAAAACATTCTGCCCATCTGCCTGCAGGATCATTTACATAATATCTACCATCAGCATACCCTCTTACAACTAAAACATGACCATAACCTGTGAAATAACCATGAACTATTGCAATATACCCATTAGACAATGCAGCCCTCAGTTCTTCTGGCGAAGAATTAGTATATGTTGTAATACTAGAATTAGATGAGTAACTACTATATACAGCATTTAGTCCTGATGGCGATTGCGCGTAATCTTTCCCCCAAGACTTATAAATAGTGTCTGGGTGAATACTTTCTTCGTAATAACTTAAAACCATAGCAACTGAAGTGTTTTGACATGTTGCCCAACCTTTATTTTCATTATAATATTGATTATAGTAAGGCAGGCTATTTATTTCGTTAGATTCATTAACTTGCATAATAGAAGAAGAAACAGTTGAGTCTGATTCTATTACACATAGATTATTTGCGTTTCCTAACTTTACACATGCGCAAGGGCCTTCTACACATTGTTTTGAAGATTTTTGAATATTGTTTGTCACTGCATATGTAGACCAAATACAATAAGACTTACAAGTAGCTCCTGCATGCGTTATTCTTTGGTAAGACTTGTGTCTATAATCTATGTCATTTTCAATAGAAGAACTTTGAGAACAAGACAATATGTGTAAAAATAAAACTAAATATAAAAAAAACTGCATATAATACATCCTTTGTTATTTAATAAAAATTAATAATAATTATAATGTATTAATAAAAAAGGAGGGAAAAATGGTTACTAAAGTTTCTGTTAAAGATCTTAATAACGAAATAGAAAAAGAAATGGGAATTCTTTTAAGAAAAGACGAAAAAGATAAATTAATAAATGTAATAAACAATTCAGAAAATATTAAAAAATTTAAAGAAGAGTTATATCTATTTTTTTACAACATTCAAAATGAAAAATATCCAAAAGGTCACAAGTATTTAGATTTAAAAGATTTAAAAAAATATGACTATAAAATTTACAATAATTTATATAACCAAAAAGAAGAAGTAAATTATGATTTCTAAATTAAAAGAATATATTGCGCAGTTCTTGAAAGAAGATTATTCATTTCCTAGAAACAGTACAAATAGAGTAGAAAACAATAATAGTCTTTATTATACAAAAGACAACGGAATATATAAAAAAGAAAATGAAGTTATTGTATACTATAAAGCAAGTGAATATAATGATGAAAAAGGAAACTTCATATATGAATTGCATCCTAAAAAAGAATACAAAGATAAGTTTAAATTGCATCATAAAATAATAAAAACAAAAGATGAAGATACATTTAAAATAAAAAAAGAAAAATTAATAGACAAAATATGTAGAGAGTTAAATAGTGTTATAAATAACGTGTAAATTTAAAAAATAAATATTATTATAATAATACAAAATAATTTTAATTATTAAGGATTTAAACAAATGAAAATTGATGATAATAATATTTTAATTTCTAACGAAGATTGTAGTGAATGGATTAATAATTTTCCTTACAAAGAACCAAGAAATCAGCAAAAAAAAGTAATAAATGAAGTTTTAAGTGAATTTAAAAAAGGGAAAAGATACGCTATCATTGAATGCGGAACTGGCGTAGGAAAATCTGCAATTGGATTGACAATTGCAAAAGCGTTATCTAATAGTGAATATTCTTCAAAATATATTAATGGTTCATACTTTCTTACTACACAGAAAGTATTGCAAGAACAATATGAAAAAGATTTCAAGTCAGAAGGTATGACTTCTTTGAAAAGTTCAAGTAATTATACTTGTAAAAAAAATAAAGAAATGAGTTGTAAAGAAGTTCAAGCATTATTAAGAAGTTCGCCTAAAAAAAGTGGATGTGATACACAATGTAAATACGATTGTACTTATAAAATAGCAAAGAAAAAGTTTATTGAATATGATAATTCAATAACTAACTTTAGTTATTTTTTGACTGAACGTAATTATAGCGGGAAAATACCACCAAAGAAAGTTCTTATAATAGATGAAGCTCACAATTTGGAAAATGAGTTAAGCAGATTTATTGAAATAAGTATTTCTTCTATTTTTTCAAAAAGAATATTAAATCTTCAAATACCAAAAGAAATAAATACTCAGTATAAAGCATTTAATTGGATCAAAAACGTATACATTACTAAACTAATCAGTAAAACTAAATACATGGAAGTAACTATTGAAAAATTAGGCATGTCTTCAAGAATAGATCAGTTTACTAAATTATCAAAACAACTTGATTTACTAAAAAGTCATAAAGATAAAATATGTCAGTTTTTAGAGTTATATGATAAAGACAATTGGGTTTTTGATATAACTAAAGAAGAAAATAGAAGTAAGCTTGTATTTAAGCCTATTGACGTTTCTCATTATTCTGGAAAATATTTATTAAATTATGCTGATTATGTAATATTCATGTCTGCAACTATTATTTCTCATGAAGGATTCATGAAAACAATTGGAATCAAAAAAGAAAATACAGTTTGCGTAAAAGAAGATTCACCTTTTCCAGTAGAGAACAGGCCTATAATGTACTCACCATCAGGAAGTATGTCAGCAAAAAACATTGACCAGACTTTACCTGTCATGAAAGAAATGATAAAAGAAATAATGAAACAACATGCTAATGAAAAAGGTATTATACATACACATAGCATTAAAATAGCTAAGTATTTGAAGCAGAATATAAAATCTGATAGACTTATTATTGCATATGGCAGTAATAGAGAAAAGTCGCTAGAGTTTCATAAGAATACTAAAAAGAATACTATTTTACTAACTCCTTCAATGACAGAAGGAGTTGACTTAAAAGGAGATCTTTCTTCCTTTCAGATTTTATGTAAAATGCCGTATCCTTATTTAGGAGATAAAGTTGTAAGAAAAAAAATAAACAAGTGGGACTGGTGGTATAATACTCAAACTGTAAGAACAATTATACAAAGTATTGGTAGATCTATAAGAAACGAAAAAGATACAGCAGTAACATATATATTAGATAAAGATTGGCTAAGAATTAAGTCAAAATGTTACAATTATTTTCCTAATAATTTTTTTGAGAATTATCATGAATATTGAAATGAAAGGTTCTGGTTTTTTATTTGTTTGTAAAATAAAAAACGAATGGAACGTATTAACTTTGTTAGATTGCTACGGTAAATATGATGTTCCAAAAGGAACTATAGATAAAGGTGAAAAAATATTAATTGCTGCTAAAAGAGAATGTTTTGAAGAAACTTCTATTAACGTAGATACAAATATTAATATAATAAAGACATGGGATGATTGGGATAAAGATAGCAGCTGCTATTTGTTTTCAAAAAGCTCTAAAGGTTTAGCATTATATCTTTCTGAATGTAATTATGAATTATTGCAAGATATAAATATAGTTCCTAATAAAAAAACTAATATTGTAGAACATGAAAAAGCTTTTTTTACAACTTTTTATGATTTTTATTTAAATTCACCAAACTATTTAGGTGAATACATTTTTTTAGCAAAAGAAAAAATAGAAAATAATGAACAAAGAACTAATAAATATTAGTATACTTTTAAAAAAATATTGTAACGAATTTAAAAAAAACAAATATAGAATAGTAAATAGAAAAGGAAAAGTTTACAGTTCTTTTTCTTTGTTTTTGTATTATTTTTTATTAAAAAAAGAATTCAATTCTAATCCTTTAAGTTCAATATTAAAAAATATAATAGTTAATTCAGAAAAGTATTTTCCGGGTTCTAGTTTTTATTTGTGCGAAATGATTTATAAAAAAGTCATACACAATAAAAATTTTAAAGAATTACATAATAAACAAGAATTAACATTGCAAAATGTATTTAAGTTTTATGAAAATAAATATGACAAAAACACTTTGTCACTAATAACAGAAATAATAAAAATTTCAGGTCCAGACTGTAATATTATTTGTGAAAAAACTAATAATGATAAAATAGAAGTAATCAGAACGCAAAATAGTCAATTTAATTTTAAATGTCATAAAAGTTTTGCTGATATTTATTTTTCTAGTAAACAGAAAGTAGATAAACCTTTATTTGTTACAATACTTGATGCTTATTTAGAAAGAGAAATAGATTTAATTCCTGCTATAGAAAAAGCAAGCATTAATAATAAAAATTTGCTTGTATTCATTAGAGGCATAAGCAATTCAGCAATAAGTAATATTAAAAAAATAATGCTTAAAAATAATATTGTTATATACATTTATCCTCTTAAATTTGACAACGAAGATCCTTTTGCTTTAAAAGATATAGCTTCTTCGTTGAAAATAAAATATCTAAGCCCAGACAAAGGCTCTATTATTGTAAGAGACATAGAAGAAAATACAAAGTATGCTGAGAATATAATTCTTTATAAAGATAAAATTGAATTAAAAAGCATCAATTCAGACGAACTTGATAAAATAAATTCTCAAATAAAAGACTGCAGAGAAGAAAATTTATTAAATTATTTAAACTTTAGAAAAAAAAGATTTTCTTGCAAAAAAACAACAATTTTTGTTCCTGAAAATGAGTCTTTTTTTATGCAGGACGTTAAAGACTTTATTAATACCTACAACAATTTAATTAAATATGGTATAATAAATATCGAAGGGTATTTACAATCATACAAATGTTACAATAATAATATTAAATTGATGAATTTATTTATTGATCAATCAAATAAAATTGGTATTACAATAAAGGAAAAATAATATGTTTACTGATGCAAATAGCAATAGCGTTTCAATTAATCAAGTTTCAAATCAACAAAATGAAAAGCAAAAACTTAAAGAGTATTCTAGTTTTTGTAGATCTTATTATGACATTGTTGAAGCTTTAAGTCAAAAAATTACTTCTAAAATAGTAGAAAGTAATGTTTTAGATAACAACTCTAGAGAAATTAAAGAAATAATTGATATAATAAATCTAGAAAGCGAGTCAGCAAAAAACTGGGGTTTAAAAGCTTTGTCTAAAAAGTTTAAGTAAAAATGAATCAAAAATTTATAAAACATTTGTTAGAGTGTCAATGTATATCTCCAATATATAAAAAGCATACTAAAATAATATATCATAAGTTTCAAGTATTTTCTGAGTTTGATGATGAAGGAAATATGCAAGAAAAACTAGTAAGCTGTAATAATTGTAATGCAATTCATAAGGTTTATGAAACTTGCAAAAGTGAAATATTGTTAAATAGAGAAGATTTATTAAATTTAGTAAATACTAAAGAAGATATAATCTTCAATCTTAAGTCTTATGGTCTTAATAACATAGTAGAGATTTTAGAAAAAAACGATACTGATATTTCTATATGGGAACATGTTTTATACGTTTACGAAAATAAACTAGAAGATCATAAAATAACATTTTATAAACAAGTTATTGATGAAATTTCTTTTAATATTAAATACTTTATTTTTAAAAACAATAATTTTATTATAAAAAAAGAAAATATAAATACAGGTTTTAAACTAATATGAATGAAAAAAGCTTAAATTCTATAAAGAAGTCAAGAGAAATTGTTAAAGAAATATTAAATTATGGTGTAAGTGAAGAAGATAAAATTAATATTATTAAACTTGTATCTTTAGAGCTAGAAAATAATAATTTAATGAAAGATATTAATTGTCTTATTTTACAAGAAGACAAACAAGAAGATAATATAAAAAAGCAACTACAAATATAAGGAAGAAAAATGGAAAACAACGAATTAGAAAGAAATACTCATCAAGAACATTATGAAAGCATTAAGGTTTTAGTTGAAACTATAGAAAAAGATATGCTAAAATCTGAAAAGGGGAATAAGTCTGCAGGGATCCGACTAAGAAAAAGTCTAAGGCTTCTCAAGAAGTATTCTCAAGATTTTGTTAAGTTTAGTTTGGATAGTTAAATATTTTTTATTTTTTTAATTATCCCTTTTTCAATTTGACATACTCTCATTCTTGTAAGATTTAATAAGTCACCTATTTCTTGCAAAGTATGAGAATTACATTCAGATTTATTTAAAATGCAGTTATTGCTATTTCCTTCAAGGTCATGCCAATATCTGCATTTTTTTTTATCACAAGTTTTATTTAGTTCTTTGTAAATTTCATAGCAAGGAGTATTTTTAAAACTTTCTTTCATGCTAATATAACCTTTCTTAAAATTTTTATATTTATTATAGAATAGTTTTTAAGGATTTACATTTTATGTTAAAAAAAGAAAGAAAAATCTTAGTAATAGATACAAGTGTTTTGTTGTACGATAAAAACTGTATCAAAGAGTTTAGAGGAAATGACGTATATATTCCTTTAATTGTGCTAGAAGAACTTGATAAATTTAAAAATAAAGAAGGCATATTAGGAGAAAATGCAAGAGAAGTAAACAGGTTCCTAGATAGCCTTAGACAGTCTGGAAACTTAAACGAAGGATGTTACATAGAAGAAAATGACATAATCGTAAAAGTATGGTCTGAAATTGATGAAAATTGCAAATTATATAATATGAATAAAAATTCAAATGACAATATAATAATTGCAGCTGTTCATGACATTAGAAATAAAAACGAAAATAAAAAAATAACTTTAATTACTAAAGATATTAATTTAAGAGTAAAATGTGATGCAATAAAAGTAAAAGCAAACGACTATTATGCAGATTATAACTTCATAGAAGAAGACAATCTATACACAGGAGCTTCAGAATTAAGTGTAGAAGAAAAAAATATAAACACTATATATAATCAATCATATCTATATTTAGAAAAACTGGATCAAGCGTTAGATATCTGTGAAAACGAATTCATTGTACTTAGAGGTAATTCTACGAATCAGTCATGTCTTTCTCAAAGAAAAGGTAATATTTTAAGATTAGTAGAATCTAAAGAAGAGTTAAAAAGAAAAACAGGAATAGAAGCAAAAAACAAAGAACAAATATTTGCTTTAGAATTGCTAACAGATAACGACATACCTTTAGTAACTTTAACAGGAGTACCAGGAAGCGGAAAAACTTATTTGACATTAATGATTGCTTTAAAAGAAATAGAAAAGCAAAAAAAGAACAGAATAATTTTTACTAGACCTATACAAACTGTAGGAAAAGATATTGGATTTCTCCCAGGCACTTTAAATGAAAAGATGACACCTTGGCTTGCACCAATTGTAGATAATTTTAGAAATCAATTTGGAGACTTGACTTATTTTGATATGATGTTAGAAAAAGGACAAATTGATATAGCACCTTTGTCACATATTCGTGGTAGAAGCTTTAATGACGCTATAATTATAGTAGATGAAGCTCAAAATGCAACTGTTCATGAATTGAAAACTGTAATTACTCGTACAGGAAAAAATTCTAAAGTAGTTTTATTAGGAGATACTGAACAGGTAGATCTTGCATATATAAATAAGTACTCTAATGGATTAACCATAGTAACTGAAAAACTTAAAAACGAACATGTTTCTGGTCATGTACATTTTAATAAAGGTTATAGGTCAGAATTAGCAAATATTGTTGCTAGCAAACTTTAAGGAAACAATATGCCAAGCTCAAAAAGATTAATTGATGGCAACAGGATAAAAAAAATATATCCTTTTTTTAGACAAAGGCCGAACTATGATATAGTAAGTTCAGGTGGCGGAGCAAATATAGAAGCAGCTGTTATTGATTTTAGTAATCAAGATCAAAAAACTTATACTTTTGTAGAAACTTATACACAAGTTCCAATTTGTATTGTTTCTCCAGAAGATACTTCTGATGTTGTTGATAGTACTTGTGATTATAATAATGATCCTACGATAAACATGAATAGTACTTCTTCTATCGACGTAGGAATGCAAGTATCTGGAACAGGCATTCCCGTAGGAGCTACTGTTGCAAGCATTACAAATGGAACAGCTTTCGAACTATCAGTTAATACTACAGGCGGAGCTATTACAAATGGAACTTTAACTTTTACAAGTTCTGCAAATGTTAATCTTTATATCACTTCTATAACTACTACTCAAGTAACAATAGAATCTTCAAATCTTTTTACAGGTAAAGTTCACTTGCATATACATGAATCAGAGGCATAATGGCTACAGCAAACAAAGGAAAAGCAACAATAACTGCAGGGCAAACTTCTGTTACAGTAAATTTTGAATCAAATGCATTTACTACGCCTCCAGCAGTGAATATTTCTCCTAATGACAATATAAACGTATATTTACATGAAATAACAAATAGTTATTTTATATGTAAAATAAATGAAACCTTAAGTAGTAATTTAGAAATAAACTATGCTGCAATAGAACTCTCAACATAAGGTAATAAAATGGCAAAAGACTTTTTAACTAGTAGAACAAGAACAAGTAAGATAATTGGTAACAGTTCTTCTGGACCAAAAATTACAATATATCCAGACACAGCAGCTTCAAACTTTGAAGGCGGAATAGAGACAAATCTTAATACTAAAATAGGCAACTTAGGTAGTGACGTTTTTTTATATGTAAGTGGTTCTATTGATGGAAAAGCAAACAATAACGCAAGCAGCGTATCAGTTTTCGGAGGAGATTTAGTTGTATCTGGAACTTTATATGCAGAAAAACAAGTAATAGAAGTTGACATAAATACTACTTCTTCAATTGAAGTTTCTGGATCTATTACACACACAACAGGCATTAATATAGGTCCTCCTGAAAATTCTACTTATACTGACGGACTTTTTTCTGATTTAACTAATTCTACTAATGTAGGAGTTGCAATAGATAGATTTAATGAAGTTTTAAAAGCATTAGCACCTTCTCCTGCGCCAGATTTAGATCAATTCGATATTGATACATCAAATGGAATATCTGCAAAACTATCTTTTGGCGCTGCAAATAATCAATCTTCTGCTACACCTGATTATTTAAGTGTTTCAAGTATAGGAGGATATCTCGCAGCAGATGTAAATGCTGTTTACGGAAGTGCTGGAGAAATTAATGATAATTATAAATTAGGAATATATCAAAAAAATCAAATAATAACTGGAACTTTAAATGAAGACATATCTAGCGATACATATAGTAATAGTACAGTAAATTATCCTGATGATTCTTTTGGTAATGGAGATAAAGGTTCTATTAAACTATTTTTAAATGGTGTTGAAAAGCATAGTGTAGATTTAACTTCTGCATCTGCAGGAAATAATTTTAACAGCAACGGCTCAGGATTTACTTTATCAGATAAAACTTTAACAAAATTTGCTAGTGGAGATACTTTTTCAACTTTCCAATATAGAACAGGAACTTGGAAAATAACTCCAGCAGATCAAGTAAATGGATTTAACTATGTTCAAGTTAAACATGTAGTTGATAGTAGTAGTACAAAAGTAACAGGATTTGGGCAGTGGGTAAATGATGACAATAGTAATGCTTTAAGCTTAACAAGCAAAAGCTTATCATTTACAGGATCAGGAAATAAAACATTATCAGGAGTTAAGTATTTTACAGGAGGCAGTTTTACATATAACGCAAACGTAGATAATGTTTATAAATACGTTTACTCTACTAATCAAGTAACTTTTAATGTACCTAGTAGTTTATTAACATTATCTAATTTTGATATTCCACAAATAACTAGCCCTGAAACTCATACTAAAACATTAGTTATTAGTAAAAGTGGAAATATATCTTTACCTTCTAGTAACAGAGTTTTAGATGGATCTGTTACAGTTGGATGTACTGTTCCTCACCCATTGAAATCAAATCTTACAGGAAGTGGAACAGAAGAAACTGCAGCTCAAATATTAATTGATGCTAATCCGACAAATGGCTCTACCAATACTAGCGAAAGTTTTGACGACGAACAATTTAGAATGAAAGAAAACAATTATAATAATCAAAGTGATATAACTAGTAATACTTGGTTATCTACAGAGTCTATAGCTTCAAGTAATACAGGCTACACTGAATCTTTGATGTGTTATAATAGTAAATTAATATCACCTGATTCAAGCACACTACCAAACTCAGGTAACTTTTCAACAATGAGTAATGGCCCGACTTTAAATGTTAATTATTCAACATCTAATATAAGTTCTGGAGACAAATATTATTATAGAAAAATTGAAAATTCTACTGGTCAAAGTATAAGAGATCTTTCTTATACAACAACAGGTTCAGCAAGTATTATAACACATGGAACTAGTCATAATGGAAATAACAACAATATAAAAGTTTATTTTAAATTGCCTGGGTCTACGAATTGGTTAGATTCTTCTTCAGCTTATGTCTATCATAATATAAATTCAGAAGGGAATGGTTGCAATGCTACTACTCCTAATAATGCAATAGGCAGTAATATCACAAATAATATTACGTTTGGAACAACAGAATTACCCGACTCAGGATTTGTAATGATTAAAGTCCATGCTAAGAAAACATGGACAGGTAATTTAGATAGCTTGCAATTTGTTTTAGGGTTAACAAATACAAATACAGTTAATTCTTCACCTGCTTTAAGTCAGTTAGACGGTACTTTAGGAGCTGCTGGGAAGCTTTCGTTTGGATCAAATTTAACAAAATCAGGTTATACTAATGTAGGAAATGTAGTTAATTCTGCAACAAATGCAAATGATTTGTTTAATGTAAGCGGAACAAGATTAGGTTTATTTAATAAAACTCAAAGTATTACTGGCACTTTAAATAATCAAGTTTTAGCAAATCAAAATAGTTACCCTATTGATTCTTGGGGAAATGGAAAAGCAAACTTAGGTGAATTAAAAATTGAAATTAATGGGAGTATTCAAAATAGCACAGGCGAGATAATTGATTTAACTGACTTGACTGCAAAGACAGCTGGGAATGGGAATAACTTGTTTTTTACAATAAGTCAAGCTTTACCTGGAGAAAACGTAAACAATATACCTGATCATAGGTATTATTATAGAACAGGAACTTTTACAGTTCCAGTTAGTAAACAAAGAGACGGTTGGAATTACGTAAGAGTAATACATAATGATGGAACTACAGATCATACAGCTAACTACATTGAATGGGTAAACAGCGTATCAAATCAAATTTCTTTCACAACGCCTAGTATAAATTCAGCATCATTTTTGCCTGATAGCTCTGCAGCAAATTACTTGTCAGGAATTCAATACTTTGTTGATACAAAAGCAACAATTACATTTACTGCTTCTAATGTTTATAAGCATGTTTATAGTGATTCTAATAATGCAATTACTTTTCC